GTATCATTGCTAACACTATCCAAAGTCTGCTTAACTTCATTTAGTTCGGTTTTTAGTGTGCTAATTTCTAGCTTAATCTCAGCAAACTTGCTAACGGTTGACGTTACTATTGCTTCTTTAGCCTCATCTGCTTTTATCTGAACAGCTTTATTTTTAGTCAATGTGCTGTTAAAGTCATTCATAAACAGTTGAAACTCTTTATCTTCAGCAACCTTATTATCTTCTTTCTTAGCTGTAACATTGATGCTTGTAGCTGTTATTGTAAGAAACCCTAAAATTAAAAGGATTGATTTCATGGCCTATTATTTAACAGATGATTTAATAGCACCCATTGCATCAAGAGTCTCTAACTTAGTAGTTGTTGAACTTAGGGCTGTCTTACACTCAATTAACGCTTGTGTCTTTAAGCTATCTTTATACTCAAGATTAGTAATCCTTGCGTCTTGAGAGTCGATTTGATTGTTGAAATTGCCTCTAATGTCTACATAAAGGACAGTTATACCGATGATAACTAAAAACATAGTACCCTTAATCGGGTCTTTACTAAATTGGGAGAAACTAATCGGAAGAGGATTAGCACTTACGTTAACGTCTTTCTTTGGAGCCATGTTACTTTTTACCTATTTTAAAATACAAGCTACCAGAGTAACTCATATTGTTATTTTTATTAATATTAAGATTAAGGCCTATTAGAGCCTTATTTTTGGCACTTAGCATCAAACCAGGACTTAGTACTTCTAAGCCATTAGATGGGCTAAAATCGCCTCTTATGCCGTAAAAAAGCCTATACTTAGCTTTCTCTGCATAAAACTCCTTAACATAGATGGTTTTTTCGGTAATCTTGGACTCAAAAGACCTCGATTTGATACTATTTTGGCTGATGGTATCATTAATCACAAAGATATTAGAATCTTGTTTAATAGTGTCAGAATAAGCCCTGCTTAGGTTATAATCGTACATGATAAAAGCTGTGTCATGAATAGTGGTCGTATCAACATCTATAATGACAAAAGGAATAGAATCTCCCTTTATGTACGTTTTTCTGTACGTTTTTAAGTACACAGTATCATGTATCTCCTTAATCTTATTATAGTTGCTCATATCGGTAAAGTCAGCCTTTTTATAAGACTTATGACATGATTCATAGGCAAATACGCCTAAGAAAAAGAACCCAATGATAAGTATATAGTCTCTAAGATGTTGCATATTATACGAAGTCGTAAGGGCCAGTGCCTTGTAATGTTACAGAATAAGTGCCAGGAGATTCTAATGGGCCACTAATTGATATAGAAGTAATATAACAATCAGCATTTATTGTAATATTACCGCCACCGTTTAAGATTTGAAACTTAACATTTACCAATGTTCTGTTCTTTTGTAAGCCTAAAAGTGTATAATAGTTAACATTATCCATTGTTATAAAGCCATCTGCAGTAATCTCGAAAGAAGTAGATGTAGGCAATATCTGAGTATAAGTACCAGTTGGCATAGTTGTTACATCTATAAACTCAGTACTAACAGACATTGAGCAGTTTGTAGAAGCACCAAAAACATTCGTTGATGCTGTTGAGTTGCGGTAAAGAACCATATTAGAACCAGAAGTAATCGGCATTTTATATTATTATTTATTTGTGTTTAAATATATGTTTCTAACAATGTTGGTGCTTATTGGATAGTTTATAGCAAACATATTTACGTCTTGAGTTCCTCTTCTTAAATCCCATTTAAAAGATGTTAGTACATAAGTTTTACCAGTAACACCAGTTGCATAAGAATAAAAAAACTTAGAAAGTAAATCATAGCCTATGCTTTTAAAGTTGCCACTTATATTTAATTGATTGTATAACTCATCAACTCCCACATCTTCTGAAACAAGTTCAAATATAGTAGCTGTTGTTCCAGAGCCATTTCTTTGCCATTGATTTAGTACAGCACTTCTACCATCTGTTAACCAAGCACTAATAAACCTTGAAGCAGCCACGTTGTCGCCATTGTTAAATGTAATATTGCTCGGTATAGTAACAAATAGATTTTGGTCACCAAAAATGGTAATATCATCATAAGTCTCACTATCCTTGTTAAATAAACTGTCTTTAGCAGCTTCATTTACTTGTGCTGTAAAATTCTGAACGCTTGAGTTTACGCCATAGTATTGAATCCTAAAATAACCAACATAGGTAAATAAGCCAGGAATTGTGGCACCAACGTAATATGGTTGATATATCCTAACATACAATTTACCATCTACTGGTATATAAGCATATTTAGTTGTAGAACCAGTAAATGATGTATGGTCAAGAATATAATCTGTATCTTGGAATGAACCAGTAGGAGTCCAATAATAAGTAGGCAATGCAGTGTCAGTAGGAACTAAAACTACTCTTGCAGATTCAGCAAATAAACCATTTGTATTAATATCTGAGAATACAGAAATAATATCACCAGCACTACATGAATAGGCTTGAGATTCAATACTTGTACCAGAGCCTAATCCAATAGTTTGACTTGTGTAAAATCTTGCTTGGTTAGATGTACCATTTCTTTGGTATGTTAAACTGCCAGTCCAAGCATCTACACTTGTAGTTGATGCCCATGAGCTAAAATCTCCATTAAGCACACATTGTATAACATTCTGTAATTTACTATTAGTAGTATATGACTTATTTCCTTTAGATAAAGAAACTTGTAAAGACTTACCAATCTGTATAAAATTATCAGAATCATCTATAGTTACAGTAGTGTCAGTTTCAGTAAAAGTAGATTGATATGTACCAGAACTATTATACTTAAAATAATCTCTTGTTGTATTTCTTGTTTTAGAACCATAAGAAGTTAAATAATACTCACCATTCTTTTGATGACAAATAAAACCAAACTTTCTACATAGTCCATGTAATACTGTGTACCAAGTAATATAATTACCAGCACTCTCTATAAATGCGTTCTTTTGAACAAACATATTTTCAAGTTCTCTATCTGCAATCCCAGTATTTTTATAATACCAGTTAACGTTATAGTTTAATCCTAAAGCATTAGAAGCAAAAGCATTAGTTAAAATATCCTTAAATGAATATGTTTCAGAAGCATTAAAACCAATTACAAAAGTACTATCGTAGTATATCTTCTTTTCTTTAAGATTAGCTAATCCATCGTTAAAAACCATTGAGAACTCTTTAATAGACACTGGACTATAAATAATCTGCTCAACTGGTACATATAAACCAACAAATAAAGTTGTCCATGATGCAGGAGCTGCACCAGATACAGATACACCAGTTTCTACAATTAGCTTGAAATCATTATCATCTGCATTAAAGAACTCTTCTACATCAAAGTTGCTATCAGCAATAGCATTTATAGTAGCTTTTTTAGATATGATTGGGTTAAATGATTTACCCTCACTGTCTATTGTCTCTATGATAACTGGATTCCCAGTACCTACGAGTGCATAGCTACTGCCTCCATATCCATCTTTATAGATAGATGCTCTATATTGAGTCTTGTTTGTACTTGTTGGGTTAACAAATACGTTATCGAAAGTTAATTGATATTTTAGTCCGTATGCCATTAGTAAGTGCTTTGGTTGTTTCTACTTGCTTTGTTCATCAAAATTAATAAATCATTACCACTTATTCTTGCCTCAAGTGTTCCACCACCACCTCCAATTAGAGATTTTAACTTATCTAAAGGAGCTACAACCTCTGGATTAGAAGATGCACCAGGATATTCACCCATAAGACCCATAGTAGGCCCAGATACAATACCACCATTTGCAAATGCCGTAGGACTGCTATTTTTATCTTGTGATAATTTTGATTTTAAGAATGAACCAGCAGCTACAAGTCCTGCTCCAGCAATAACAGCTAAAAGAGGATTCGCCTTAGCAAACTTAAATGCTGTAATTGCAACACCGTAAGCAATCAATGCCTTACCAATAGCTATAGCACCATCTGCAATCATTTCTGCAAAACCACCAAAAACATCTACTTTTTCTCCTGCTATTGCCTTACCTACATTCTCAGCAAACTTTGCAATAGAATCTCTTACTAAATTTGTTAATATTCCATTAATAGCATTAGAAGTTTCTTGCCAAGTAACAGTATAGTCTTTTACTCTATCCTTCGAACCCTCAATAGCACCATCAACTCTTTTTATTGCATCATCAATTTTATCAAATTGCTCTGCAGTATATCCACCTATAGAAGCTAAATCGTATAAGCCATTTTTATAATCTTCTAATATCTTTATTCTATCAGCAGCATTAGCGTTACCAGATAAATTTGCAATTTTCATTGCAACATCTGATTGTATCTTTAGTGAATCTAATGAATTTTGTAATTCTATATTATCAATAATTTCAGCATCCCTTGCAATCTTTTCAGCCGTTTTTCTTGCTTCTTCAATTTCTTTATTATTATAATAAGTAGCAATATTATCCATTTCTGCCCTATATGCAGCATAATATGTTGTAGAGTCGGTATAACCAGCTGCCCTCATTATTTCTAAGTTATTTGCTAACTTAATACCAGCTTCGTATTCTTTTTTATCTCTTTCATTTAAAGTTTCAATATATGCTTTTATTTCTGCTTGATTAGCATTTTGAATAGCTTTTAATCTTTCTTTTGCTATTTGTTCGGCAGTCTTGCCACCTTTAGGAGCATTAGTATTTAAACCTGCAGACATACCAGTTCTAAAATCAACTGAATTTTGCAGTAAAGACATTGAGTTTTGTAAACTTTCATTTGAAGTTTCTAAACTTTTATTAGCTTTTTCTAATTTCTGTATTTCAATTAATGCTTGAGTATATGGAGAAGCTAACTTTTTTGCACCAGCACCAAAACCACCACTGACATATTGAGACTCTTTGCTTAATATAACTAATGAATTTTTTAAATTAGTTATTGCTAATTCATTTTTCTCAATTGCTTTAGTGTTATTGTATCTTTGAGCAGCAATCTTTTCTATCTCAGAAGTCATTGCAGTTGCTTCTGCACGAGCAATAATAGCTTTAGTAAGTTCTCCTACAGACAATGTTAAGTCATCCACAGATGTTTGCTCAAGAGACATATTCTTAAAATATCCAGGATATTCATCTTGTAATTTTTTAAGAGCTGTTCTTCTTTGGTCTATAGATAATGTTTGATTATTAACTACCGAAACAAGTGCTTTTATTTGAGATATTTCACCATAACCAGAAGATATTGCACTATTTAACGCTTTATTATAATCATCTTGTGCATCAGTAGCCTTTTTAGTAGTTTCAAATACTTTAAATAAACCCATATCCCAAGCAGTAATAGCTGCTACAACTGCAGAGAATGCAAAATAAGCTGCACCTGCACCAGTAGCTAAACTTCCAAATAATGCTGGTAAGTTATTCTGAATACCTCTAAATCCATAAGGCAAATCTTGAACAACTAAAGCTAATGCTGACCATTGCTTATTTGAATTTTTTAAAGATGTTCCACTTGTATTTATTGTTTGATTTAAAAGTTTTAAATCAGCTTGTAAAACATTAATAGAAGCACTTGTAGGACTTATTCCATTAGCTACAAGAGCAATCATATATTTCTCTAATGCAGCAATTTGCTTTTGCGTATTTTCAATACTATTGCCAAATAGTTTGTTAGAAGCCGCAATGTTATTAATAGTCTTAGTGTACTGGTCGGTGGCCTTAATTATAATATCTACACCTTCATTATTCGCCATTATTATACTGGTTTAATATTTTCGTATTTTTTTAGTACCTCTTCTAACTCTTCGTTAGTCATTATCCTAAGATTTTTCTTCTTATTCCTCTTATCGCAATCTAACTCTAAAAGTTCAGTAGGCTTGACCTTCTTTCCTTTAGGTAGCTGCATATTGACAAGTATCGTAGTTTGCCATCTTGACCTCACCCATTCTTGCTCCTCTTTGTGTCTATAACCATACCAAATAAAGTCTAATTCAGCCATGGTCATCTCCCAAAACAAATGGGGAAGTATTTGACACTCCCCCATTGTATATCTTTCTATGTCAATCCATTCTAATTTTTTTTTTCTTCACCAGCCTCTGTTGACGTAGAACCAGGTTGCTCTAATCCGCTATTCATACTTTCTGATAGTGCAGCCATGATTTCTTGGAACTGAGTTCCAGCGATACCACCCATGTCATCTATCCAATCGCATACGTCA